GGACTGGTAGAGCCGTTGAAGTTACGAGTCATATCAAAACATGACCCGTACATAGCAACAGTACTACACAGTCTACAAAAATTTATACACAATCACATGAGGAAACAGAAAACGTTTCGACTCATTGGAGAGTATATAAGTGAACGAGCAATGTTAGACGTGCTAGGTGCCAACTTAGGGATAGATGAGGAATTTCTATCTGGTGATTACAGTGACGCATCGAATTCAATTTTTTCATGGGCATCACAAGCAGCAGCAAATGCTGTTGCCGATGAGCTTGAACTCAGCAGTGCTGAGAGAAAATTGTACGTCGACTCACTAGTAAATCACCATATGGAAAACCCAGATACTGAATTGCATCAACCTCAACAGTCAGGTCAACTGATGGGTTCGATCTCATCCTTTCCAATACTGTGTATAATCAATGCTGCAATGTGTCGTTGGGCATACGAACTGTCAATTCAACAGATTCGAACGCTTAATGAAACTCCCATGTTAATTAATGGTGATGACATTGCAATAAGGGCAAAAACACAATATTATGAATTATGGAAAACGATCACAAGCTATGTAGGACTGACAGAGAGTCTAGGAAAGACTTTTCGCAGTAGAGAATTCGTAAACATGAATTCAACCAATTTTCAGTACGACTCAGAAGAGCCAAATACAGAAATATACATAGATGAACGACCAGATTCCAAAACAAAGGGAAGGGTGGTGCATAGAAAGAACCCGTACAAACTCACGAGATACATCAACTTTGGACTTCTCTACGGCCTGAAGAGGTCGACCGTAGCTGATCTCAACGATGAGAAGTCGTTTAGATTACTAAACTTAGGAGCAAAGTATAGGGAGTTGATGACTTATTGTCCTGATAATAAGCGTGAAGAAGTACACAATATGTTCATAGAATATCACAAGGAGGGATTAAAGGCCACACATTTACCATGGCATATCCCAGAATGGTTAGGCGGTATAGGGCTCACTGGCTTTAAAAAGCCAACAGAAATAGATTTAAGAGTTGCACATATGATTTTGATCAACTGGAATAAAAGGGATGAGAAAGGAAAACTCTCATCTCAACCAGTAGACCCAACGCCACGAAAAGTGACATGGGAGATCTGGAAGAAGGCAGAAGAAAACGTGCCGACACCCAACTCGACAACAGATAAAAACGATCCAGGTATCCAACTATATAATAAAACAGTTGGAGCAGGCGTTATCGATTTACTGTTCGATAGTAACTACTCACTAGAGAGCATCTTCAAAGATATAAAAAAGGATGAAAAAGAGGAATATTGGAGAAGAGTAAAACATAACAAAAGGCTATGGAACCCAGCAAGTTATAAAGAACTAGCTAGTCCATTGCCAGATGAAGCTGTTTTATTCCGACCAATATATAATACTTATACATCCAATCCTACGAAGAAATACCGCATAACGGGGGGAGATGGTAACAAAATTACCATCGCAGCCTCGTTAGATTAAATTCCCATTCTTTTCTCTTTACCCGCTATTGCGACAAAATACATTACACTGAGGGATATACTAGTACATAATACTTAGTAAA